AGATTGGAAAAGATTTGGTATGAAAAAGATGGATACAAACATTTACAAGATTTTTGAAAAGAGAGTTTGGGATGCAAACATTTGTACAACCCCCAACTGCAAGGTCAAGTTTCAAGGAGAAGCTCTTCCCAAGACTTCTTTTGAAGCTTATGCCAAGATGCATGAAGGTGTGACTGATATCTGTTCGGTGACTACCGATCGCTGGTCGGTGTGTATTGGTCCTTCGGAAAATGGACTTGAACAAGTCTCTTTTGTAAATGGTATTTGCACCACAAAGGGTGGCACCCATGTAGATCACGTGGCTTCTTATCTTGCTTCGGGTATCATTGATGAAATGGCGAAGAAGATTAAGTTGAAGCCACAACAAGTCAAGAATACTTTCAACATCTTTGTGAAGGCGACCCTTGAAAATCCAACTTTCTCAAGTCAGGTCAAGTCTGAATGTACATCAAAGGCTCAGGACTTTGGAAGTAAGTTTGATCCACCAAAGAACTTTGTGAAGAATGCACTCAAGACTGGCATCAGTGATGAACTCACGGCACTCTCAAAGTTCAAGGAGATGAAGGAACTCAAGAAGACTGATGGTGCTCGTAAGTCCAAAATTACCGGTATTCCCAAGTTGGACGACGCAAACAAGGCTGGTACAGCGCAATCCAGTAAGTGTACTCTCATTGTGACAGAGGGTGATTCGGCGAAGACCTTGGCTGTTGCGGGTCTTTCGGTGGTTGGACGAGATCACTATGGTGTGTTCCCACTCCGTGGTAAGTGTAAGAATGTCCGAGATGCTTCCGTGGCACAACTTACATCAAACCAAGAGTTCAATGATCTCAAGAAGATTTTGGGTCTTCAACAGGGTAAGGATTATCAAGATCTTTCCGAACTTCGCTACGGTCGTCTCATGATTATGACCGATGCGGATAATGATGGTTCCCACATCAAGGGTCTCATTCTCAATATGATTCATTATTTCTGGCCCAGTCTCCTCAAGTTGGGCTTTGTAGTCTCAATGGTGACACCAATTATCAAGGCTACAAAGGGTGGTCAATCAAAGTCGTTCTACACCGACTCTGCTTTCAGAGCTTGGTATGGAAATGGACAACCTGGGTGGAAGATCAAATACTACAAGGGTTTGGGTACCTCAACTTCTGCAGAGGCCCGAGAATATTTCAAGAAGATTCAAGACTTGACTGTGAAGTTTGACATGGATATCATGACAGACAAGTCCATCGTCCTCGCCTTTGACAAGAAGAAAGCGGACGATAGAAAGTCTTGGCTTTTGGAAAGTACAGCGAAGGATCCAAAAGAATTGGAAGTTCCATATGGCTCCGTGAAAAACTTGAGCATCACAAACTTTGTTCGTAAGGATCTTGTCAATTTCAGCTTGGCGGACTTGAAGCGTTCCATCGCACACATGGCAGATGGTCTCAAGCCTTCACAGAGGAAGGTCATGTATGCCTGTTTCCACAAGAATCTCAAGGATGAAATGAAGGTGGCACAATTAGCGGCGTATGTTGCTGACAAGTCTGCGTATCACCATGGTGAAGTGTCCCTTGCAGATACAATTGTCAAGTTGGCAAATGACTACACAGGTTCAAACAATATCAATCTTCTCATGCCGTGTGGTCAATTTGGTACTCGTCTTATGGGTGGCAAAGATGCTTCTCAAACGAGGTACATCTTCACAAAATTAACCAAGGAGGCTCGTAAGATCTTTGATCCCCGGGACGACCCAATTCTCAACTATCTTGATGATGACGGTCGCTCCATTGAACCAGACTTTTACATGCCGACACTCCCAATGGTTCTTGTGAATGGAACAGAAGGTATTGGCACTGGTTTCAGCTGCTATGTCCCACCATTCAACCCCAAGGACATCAAGGAAAATATTGGAAGAGCTTTGAGTGGTATGTCTTTCAAAGAAATGACACCTTGGTTCAGGGGTTTCAAGGGTAAGGTTTTCAAAGAAGATGGTACTTGGATCACCGAAGGTGTTTGGAGAGACACCGGATCTCGTCTCAAGGTCACCGAGTTACCACCGGGTCGGTGGACTCAAGACTACAAAGAGTACTTGGATACGCTTGTGGAAAAGAAAGTCATTACAAACTTCACAAACAACTCTACAACAGAAGATGTTGATTTTGAAATTATCGGTTACAGTGGCAAAGACTTGATCAAAGACCTCAAGTTGAGAAAGAGTTTCCATACATCCAACATGCACCTCTTCCACCCAATCAAGGGTATCTACAAGTACTCGAGTCCGGAAGAAATTCTCAAAGACTTTGTGGATCTCCGACTTGATCACTACAAGAAGAGAAAGGAACACCTCATTAAAGTTCTTCAAACGAGAGCAACTATGTGTGGTTATAAGTCGAAGTTTGTAACAATGGTTATTGAAGGTGACATCGTTGTGTTCAAGAGAAAGAAGGATGATTTGGAAAGACAACTTTCACAGTTGTTCCCCAAAATTGGTGGGACCTACGACTATCTTCTCAATATTAAAACTGTTCAGTACACCGAAGAGTGCGTCAGAGAACTACTGAGCGAAGCAAAACAAGCTAGAGAAGAACTTGAGATTATGAAAAATACAAGTCATATTGACATGTGGAAAATGGATATTAAAAATATGTAAACAATAGATAGATATGGGTGAGCCTTCCGGGGCACGCACCGCTGCCATCGTTGCCTTGAATGCACTTGGTAAACAAGATAGATATTTAATAAGTGAAAATTTAAATGATTCTTTATTTGATTACACCGAACGTCGTCATGCGGATTTTAGAAAATACCACAGGGTGACAAATGTCTCAAATCCAAACATTAAAAGTACATGGCCTTTTGGAGAAAAGATAAAGGTAACATTTAATCCCCAAAATATGGGTGATCTTTTGAGTAACATGTACATTCGCGTAAAGATGCCTGCATTAACAGCCCCAAAAAACTATGCCGACCAGCTTGGACGTCATTTGATAGAAAGTGTTGTCATGCGCGTTGATGAACTTGAAGTGGAAACATATTATGATGATTGGTCTATAATATACGATGAACTATATTCAGAAATTACAGAAAAGATAGCAAATAGATATCTTTTAAATAGAGGTCTTCCGTATGATAGTTCGGATGGCGGCGCAACCTTTGCTGAATATGAGTCTGAATTGGTAATACCTTTGCATTTCTTTTTTTCTAGAAAATATGCTAGTGACGATTACTCTTCGAATAAACCTAATAGACCTTACTTTCCGTTATGTGCGATTTACAAACAAAAACTCGAGTTTGATTTCAAGTTCCATAAACAAAGCTTTTTTACAGACTATTCCAATAATATATCTCTCACAAACTTTGAAATAGTAACTGAAGAGATAACCATTCCTGCAAATGAACGCATGTATTTTATGAAAGAGAAGCAAATGTTAATTACAGATGTAGTAAAAAGACATCCCAGTACCGTGACAGAAGTTGGAAAGCATGCGATAAAAAACAATATAGTCGCAAACATACCGGTAAAATGTATTCATTGGTTTTTTAGGAATTCGTTGTTTGAAAATGAGGACGTAATTAAAGAACCAAGTGAGACAGAAGAAGGTAAGTTTTACATTCACAATCGTTTTAATTTTTCATCAAACGTAAACTTTGATCAAACATATACATTTTTCTCACCAGTCATGTATGATGCAAAGTTTCATATAAATGGAAATAGATTGCCAAATTTAACATCTACAAATCATTCATTTTACAAGTATTTAGTTCCATTTCAAAAAAGATTGTCGAGACCTATAAGAAATATTTATACATATTCCTTTTCGATGAATCCCATGAACGTAGAACCTTCGGGTAGTTTAGATTTTAGTAACATACAGTCAGAAAAGACGAACATTGATATCCAATTGGAGCCAATTTTGACTGAAAGTTATACATTACATATGTACTATACGGGGTATCAAACATTTACGTTTGAAAATGGATTTATGCAACTTGCTTATTGAACAATCTCACTTTGTTATCACTGATATAGTCAAGGATGTCATTTTTTATACACCACTTAATGAAATTTAATTGTGCCAAGGTCGTTTGAATTTGTTCATTTGAACCTGGAATGGTATACTCAAATTTATCTGATCTGCAAAATGGATCAAATAATTTTTTACTGTACCCATCTAAAGATGATTTGTAAGCACAATGAACTAAAAATTGTTTACCATCACTCGTTGTATAGGACACGTTGTTTTTCTTAGAATAATTCGTGATAAACCATTCAATATTTCTAAGTGAGATACCACTCTTTTTGTCTAGTATATTCTTTAATATTGTTCTATTCTTTTCTTCGCTGTAAAAATTATTTATTGATGTTAGTAGAATATCTGTTTTACTCATTACATAACATGGTACTTAAATCTCTAAGTCTCTTTGATCCAATTTCACACCCTGGACATCCGGCTGTATAACCCTCGGAAAGACTGTGTGTATGTGTGTTACTTCTTTTAATCTCTACTGGTTCTATTTTTTTACTTTGATGTAAGTGGTTTGCACAATACCCATCAAATTTACCCTTACGAGTGCATCGTTTACCATCTAATTTAATACCTTTACAAATCATATCATTTGTATTTTTACCTACGTGTGGGGGTAAATCACGAAGTAAAAGTTCTATAGAAATTCCATGAATTTTTGAAATCTTTTCTATGTATGTATTTATCTCCGTTTGAAAACGTCTATTTACCTCTTCATCTATCATACGGGATATATCATCGTTAAGACTCATGACTTGATAATATTACTCTCGTAGTTTTTAAATAACTCTTCAACGGATTGACCCTTTTCCTTTTCTGTTATAGCGGTTTTAAGTCTCTCTTTCAATTCTGTGACCTTTCCAGATGAATCTAGACCCATTTTTTTACATTCTTCGATAAGTTGATCCTTCTTCATGGTACTCAACGAAAGCCCCTTTTCTTTTTTCTTTGGTGGTGGTTTGTGTTGAGCTATGATTTCACCAAAAATCTCTTGTTTGGCGTTATCAAAAAGTGGCTCCAATAGATCACACACGGGAGTCAAAAATTTGTTTACAAAGTAATAATGATAATCGATCGGGAGATTGTTTTCCTCTACATATTTTGGATCTTCGCTTTTTTCGTACGCCTTTGCTTTGGGGTCTTCAGTTTTTGTGAGAAGATATTGAACTCGGTCTCCAGATTGTGGTTCAGAGCCAGGTTTACGTTGACGCATTTTGTTAAAAACTTGTACATGCGCCATGTTCACATCTTCACTTAAATATCTACCAAGTTTATCGTCATATTTAGTGATAGAAACGGGCTTTCCATTTACTTTATAACTATCGGCGAGTGTTTGGCTTAGAAGAAGTTCAGTATTTGTAACGTCACCGGTAAGAAGTTCGAGAGCTCTTTCTCTTGCCAAATCAATCGCCGGTTCTTTATCATTGCTGTTCAAAACTACATCTAACAGTTCTTTACAAACACGCCGAACGTGAGGTGTGTTATCCCGTCGAACAAGCTGAAGTCCCTTTACATCGATGTAGTCCATGTGCATTTTTTCGTCTTTGCCCTTTGTCCATAATTTAGCAGCGTAACGTTTCTTACTATAGAGAAAATAAGGATAATAAACCTTTTCAAGTTCCAAATTATTGGGCTTTTTGAAGAGAGCTGAACACTCTTCCGCTGCCCTTTCGCCGATTTCCCAACTATAGGCAATAGCTTCTTCACCCGTGCGACCTCCTACATCAAACTCAACCATGACTGAATCAGTATCGCCATATCTTACTTTAGAACCGGGAAAATGCTTTTCAACATAATTCTTCGTCTCTTCAATCATCGAACGACCTTTAGAAGTCGTGGTAGAGGCAATAGGAACACAGGGAAGGATACCTTTACCAGCGCCAGTAAAACCGTAAACCGAGTTCATCGAGATTTTATAGGCGAGTTGCTTACCGTTATAGACCTCTTTCATAAACCCGGTTGCCGCAGCCATGTCCTTTTTAGCTTGCTTACGAAACTGTTTCAACTCGAGAAGAATCGCAGGTAAAAGACTCGGAACATCTTGAGCAAACTTGTATGTTCGATCGGCAATTTTGAAAGTTTCGTATGTAATTCCAGGAACCGCCCCATACTTCTTTTCATCCATAACGTACGAAGAATAACACAAGTTATGCGCCATCATAATAGATGGGTATAGGGATTCAAAATCTAAAGCCGTAATTGGTGTATAGTATGCACCCTTTTGTGCTTCAAGAACGGTTGCCCCTTCGTATGGTTCTTCGGGAATTGCTCCATAGCGAATAGTTGGAACCATGAAACCAAGCTCTCGTGCTTTTTTAGTAAGCTGTGAAAAGACCTTAATCTGCTGTCCTCGTTCAACCAAAAAAGATGCAGGCACCCATGTAGCTTTCGCCATTTCTACCAAATTTAAAAGTGTACACAATTTCTTCATAAGCCTGTGTGGGAGTAGTGTATCCTTAATACAATATTCGGCAACCTCCCTTAATTTAACCGGGTCTTCTTCAACAAATCGGGCGAACATCTCCTTTGCAGGCATGTCAATTTTTTGATCACCGAGGTATAGCGTGGACACGTTGTTTAGAGAATACGAATCTAGTTTATATCCCTTCTTCACTTCATGGAATAAATCAAAAACAAAACGACCGGGCATTGGTAATAACTTGAGCAAATTATCACCCAAAGCACTCGAACTCAACTTTTTAATCATGAGATCAGACGGTCTATCTTTCAACTTACCCAGGTTGAAGAAATTGGGGTTACAACCTGCTACGTAAGCACGTTTGAATATATACTCAAGATCAAATCCAAAAATGTTCCATCCAGTTAAAATATCGACATCATTCTTTTGTATGTATTTTTGAAAAGCTTCGAGCATCTCCTTCTCAGTGTCATAACTTTTGATGTTGCATCCCTCAAGATTTGAATCAGTCTTTTTAAAACAAAGACACGTCTTATCATATGGTTCGTCACTCCCAAATTTACACAATGTAATCGCAATTTGGAAACATGCGTCCCCGGTTACATCTGCATCAGGAAACTTACCTGTCGAACTGTTACATTCAATATCAAACGAGGCAACTACAAAAGGTGCAATATCATCTCTCGCAACCGGTTTAAGAGTCGTCCAATCGTTACAAAACAAATCAATGTCTACATTCGAAATGTTTGTATTTATACATTTTTCACCGGTTTCGAGCCAACCAGTTGATTGAATTCCGGTTCTATGCATCAGGCGCAACATTGGATCAATGTTAGATTCAAAAACTTTCACTTTAAAAGGCCCCGAAGAAAGTTCCAAAGGTTTCTTCAGAAATGAATCAACTCGGCGCCTCGCTTGAAGAGACACAAAGTCAAGTTTCATGAATGGAAATTGTTGATTGTTTTGAAATCCCCAGACATCCTTTGACTTTGTTACAGAATAACAGAGTAAAGAATCTGGACACTTTCTATCTATGATGTCATAAATCTCACGAATTGTTTGTTGTGAAACTTTTTCCGGAAGCTTTACAAAAAAATACGGGGTGAATGCAGTCGTGACGGACACAGATTTGCCATCTTCGGTTTTACCAAAAATAGTAATCAGGTGCTCGTCATTTTCCTCAGTATCTCTGGCCTCCCAAGTAAGTGCTTGGAAGGCTACCATTGTGTTATCATCGAGCCAAAATTTTAATATACTTTTAATATAAATGTCAGCAGCTTTGATTGATCTTGTGTCGAAGGGTGCCCAGGATGTGTATATCACAGGTGAACCCCAGGTCAGTTTTTTCCGTCAAAATTACAAACGTCACACAAACTTTTCCATGAAACCGGAACGCATGGACTACATTGGTACCTTTGGTTCCAACAATGAAATTACAATTCCTGTTCGTTCGAAGGGTGATTTGATGAGTTACATCTGGATAGAAGCTCCCAACATTTCCAATGTCACGACCAATAATGATGGTCTTTTCTCTGCGGGTGCTTCTAGTCCGACAGAAATCAGCTTATGGATCGGTGGCCAAAAGGTTTGTCAAATGGACTCTTTGTTTATCCAAGGTGTCTACAATCCGCTCTACAGAGATGGATCTTCTAAGGCTTCGTGCACTGTTTCTACAAACATTGTGAAGGGTAACGCGCTTGGTATGGGTACAAACACCGGGAGTGATTACTTCGTATTACCGTTCTTCTTCGGCGAAGATTGGACAAAGTGCTTACCGTTGGTGGCTCTCCAATATCACGACGTTGAAATTAAAATTAAGTGCCGTGATGGTCTCTACACGGGTATGAGCACACCGCCGTCTCCGAAGATCTATGGTAACTACATCTATTTGGATACTGATGAGCGTAAGTTCTTCACGGATGTCGACCATGAAATTCTCATTACACAAACACAATACCAACCTATCAACCCGACCGATACTGATATTGATTTGAGCTACTTCAACCACCCGGTCAAGGGTATTCACTTGGTTTCTGGTAACGCTACAGGAGGTAACTGGGATGATCAGTTTAAGTTCAATACTTCGAGTCTTTACATCAATGGCGTCACCTTGTTTGAAGATACAACGAGCACTTACCACCACAACGTGGTTCATGAAATGCATTGTACGGATCTTCCGGATGATGTTCTTCGTGATTTACCGACGTTCACGTGGCCGTTCTGCTTAACGCTCAGCAAGCAACAACCGACGGGTTCGATCAACTTCTCCAGAATTGACACTGCCAAGTTAGTTCTCGATGCACCGACGGGTGGTAACTCACTCCATCGTGTTTATGGTGTGAACTACAACATCCTCCGTATTAAGAACGGTATGGCTGGGGTTGCGTTTGGGAACTAATTTCAATGTCCACGGGTGGAGCATCTAATATTTCGACTTCGTATTTTTCGTTATTTGACTTAGATATTACGGCTACACGGCATATCTTTGTCGTTACTACAGGTCCTTGTCTATCTGTCACTATAACAGGTGGACAAACTAAAACTAAAGACATATTTCTTATATATGATTTATATTTAAAAATATCAATAATATATAAGATTAGGATGGACCTTGTCCCAATAAAACTTATCAAGAACAAAGATGTTCGTAACATCCTCTTAAGAGTCAAAGGTGAGAATGCTCAAATTGATATGAATGACTACATTGAGAGTAAAATGAATACCACTACTGCTGCGAGATATCTCATGGCTATTGAAGATGCTGCGGAAATGGCTAAGCAACTCCTCCAGAGACCCGGTATTTTTGAACAAATTGGGAAGGACATCAAGAAGGAAGCTGGATACGATTTCAAGTTTAAGTGTCGAAGGACATCGAATATGACTAAACTCACAAAAAATCGTAACGGTACTGAGTATCTTCATATCGCCCACACCTATCCAAGTGGTGATGGTCACTACGCACTCGCAAAAATTGATCACACAAACAAGAATATCAAGTTGTTCAATTCAATGGGTGCGGGTCGCATGGAATTCAAGAAGGAACTTCGTACAGTCTATGGAAATAACTACACAATAAGCAACAAACAATCTTCATTCCAACCAACGGGTGGATTTGTGACCACGAATACAGAAAATTACAAAAAACTTTTAAAAATTACAAAAATTAACATTCGGAACAAAAAAGTTTTGGAAAAGTCTTTTGAGATTTCGCAATATGATGAGTTGTCACAACATCACTTTTGCTACATTGAAGCATT